GCTCAATGGCGATGATTCGGGGCGTCTTGTCCGTCTTAGGAACTGGAGTGACCTTTACGGGCACTTCAGCACCAGGCTCGAGGAACTGGACACGATCCAACTCATCTTCAAGAGCGAGTTGGGGGAGAGCGTAATCTCCGTAAGGAAACACACTCTCCAACCTCCGGGGCCACTGTTGGATCCTGAACTTCGCGTTTCCGCGAAGCCGGTCAGCAGTAGCGCCGGGACCGTGCCTAGGGACGACATGGAAGATACTGGTTGGATCGACGAGTTTGCTGTCGATCTGCTCCGAGGTATCAAAGAAGACGGAGAACGGTCTTTCCTTTCGGAAAGGTACGTTGCTTGGCTTCTCCTGAGTAATTCCGATGATTAAATCCATCGGATCAGGCCGTTTGTCGCCGCCAACACCAGATGCTCTGTTTCCAGAGTAGTTGTGTGACTCCTCCTTGATTAGGGAGGTCACCCAGTGTTGGGCGAGCTGATGCTTGTCGAGAATTGAATTCTCGACAAAAGAGAAGACATCAGCCCAAAGCAGAGTCGACGCTTTTCTGAAGAGGGGGAAGATCTCTTCTTCAAGCTTACTAGAGTCGAACTCTGCCAGTTCCTGCTCAATCTTGACAAACTGCTGCATCGCGCGATCAACTCGTGCTTGAGAGCACAGTCTCTCGATCTTGCCCATACACATGGTTAACATGCGTACGGAAAAGATGGAATCGATGCTTGGTTCGTCAAGAAGCGCACCAGATGGGTCAAAGATTTGACTAAGGAATCCCCCTAGAAATAGAGGGAGCCCCCCACGCCTCCGACTTTTTGAAAAGTCGGGGAAGTGGCAAGAGTCAAGGAACTGCGCGTCTAAGGCCTTGTCAAAGGCCTTGCCGTATGCAGGTAGCTGAATCGTTAGAAACGATTCGCCTTCCGATTTGACCCGATCCGTGACAGTTTTAATGTCACGAACGGCGCTCGTACCGCACCAACCCGCGCTTTCTAGCGCGAGTTCTCTCCACAGTGACGTCAGCCTACGCATAGTGTTCCTTTCGGAAACATGCGGCACAAACCCTCATGCGAGGACCCGTGCTACCTTAGACTGAGTTTGCAGACAGTAGCAGGATCTCTGCTACTAGCTTTCACCACCCAGAAGCTGGGTGATGGCAGCTCCTGTAGAAGCGCTGAGGAAGGCGATGAAGCCATCCACAAGCTGCTTCTGCTGGACCACCGTGAGAACGCCGATGCGGGGAGTCCGCGAGACAAGCCAGACACTGT